AGTAATGGTGACAACTCACCACTGGCAAAGCTGGTTTGCTGAAATTGTGACTTAGGCATTAGTACCTCACGTTAATAAATGGTCGATCCTGAATTGCTGTTTGTGGGTGTTGCTGTGAATCAGTGTAACGAGCCATGCGACTAGCGTTCAGGTATTGGTTAGCTAGTAATTCCATAGAAGCAGCACTGTCACGAATGGAAGGAGCAAAGTCCATGCCCAGAGCATACTCAATCATCTTGGCAAAGTATGCAGGCCAATCAGCCTCGGAGGGCTTGCGGATGTAATCACAGAAAAGTGTACCGCTATAATTGCAGTAGACTTTATTGTTTATAATTTGGTATGGGACACTAGGATTAATTTTAATTAATGCCAGCATATCGGCAGGGAGTGTGTATGAAGTTTCCCACTCATCACCTACCGGAGCAGCTACATCTTTACTTAGCTCTGCAACATTACGTGCAAAACCCCAGCGATGCTTGCTGAGTTCGTTCTCAATGATATTGTCATATAGGCTAGTGGCTACAACCTGAGCGCGAGTACCGCTAGTCAGGGATGTCAGTGGCACATCGCCAATAAGAATAAGAGCATTATTAATTAACGATAGCTTACTGTTTGCCATAAAAAACCTTTATTGGTAAAGAAAGGGGCCACCGGAGCAGCCCCATTCAGTTTTACTACTTAAACATTACCGACTGCGGTGCCAGAAGCCATACCAACAACTATACCGTTATTGCTTACGCAAAAACTAATAGTACAATCAGCAAAGTCTGGGCCTGGTTCTGCGCGGTCAACTACAAACAACACATCACCTTTGTTAATTTCATTAACAGCAGGATCAAAAAAGTTAGCAGCCAATACATCAGCAACAGCTTCAGTAGACGCATAAATCCATACTGCGTTACTTTCGCCTGAACCGCCTACGCGGGATAAAAATTTACGTTCAAAAGCCATGATTAATATTCCTTATGCAGTTTTGTCGTATTGAACTTTAACGATACCAGAAGCATCGCGAGAAATAGCACCAGCCTTGAGCATACCGTTACACAACCAAGAAGTGCGATCAGCAATCCAATCAACGTCAGTCTTAATGTCGATACCGATTGCAAGACCTACAGCGTCCTGAGAGAAGAAGTATGAATCAACGATGTCACCTGTTGCTGTCAAACCACCTTCAGCACGATCTTCGATAACTACGAACTTAAAGCCACCGAAAGTATCAACGTCACCGTTGACCAGAGCTTTAACATTGCTGTAATCAGAAGAAGTAATTTCTTCTTGGTTAAGCAGACCACCCAGACCCTGAGCATTGATAGCAGCATACAGGTTAGAGTTAGGAACGCCTTGAGCGCGGAGAGCAACCTGAGCTGCAATTACTTTCTTAGTAGTCAAGTTAGTAGTTCCGGCAGCTACAGTACCTGCGTAAGCCTGTCCAACAGGCAGAGTGTCCATAGCGTCGATAACGAGCTGGTCACAACGACGACCAAGAGACTGTGCGATAGTGCTTGCAAGTTCCTGCTTCTCGTCAAAGTTTACAGTCTGAGCATCAAACATATCTGTGTACTCTGGAGCATTCCAGTTTTGCAGAGTTGCAGTTGCGAAGTCGTGAGTGATGTCCATAGGAGTTACTAGATCAGAAGTAGACTTCTGGTTAGCCAGACCCTTACCCATGTTACGGAATTTGTAGGTGTCACCTACTACGTTGTTTCGTACAGTTACAGCGCCTTTCAAAAGGCCAGCGTTTTGGTATGCGTGTTTAACAAGACTGTCAAACTCCGTTACCGCTACGGATGATAATACTTTACTCATAATGATTTCCTCGAAAAAGAGTAATAAATAATATAAAAGTTTTTCAAGGTTTTAGCTGAGTACCCAGTAAATTGGTCAGCATTCAACCTAAATTTACCGGGCCTTAAATAGAAAGGGGTGTCCAGTGTGCCGATTATACACCTTTCACCCCATAAACTCAACCGCCGAAGGTACGAGTATGAGCCTTGTCGCCACCAAATTCCTGCATCATCTTCTGGATTTTGGCTTCATGGTTAGCATCAATGCTACGGAGGAGCTGTCCATTCTCGTTCTTCATAAACATCTGGGTTTCAATGTCACCCCAGGTCATGCCAGTGGGATGCTGTCCACCATCAATAGGCAGCTTAGTAGGTGCAGTAGCACGAACCAAATACTCTACCAGCTCAATAGACTTGGCATCAGTCACAAGATCACGAACAGTCTCGTAGTCAGCGGCATCTAAGTTGTTCTTTAGATAGCCCTCAACATTCTTGATACGCTCTCCAGCATTGTCACCTAGTCGTGCAATCTCTTGCTCTTGGGTAACTGATTCTACTGCTTCACCCTGTGCTGACAACAATTCCCACGCTTCACCAAATGCTTCTTGGCTCATACCTGTCTTCTCAGCAAACTCAGTTAGCTCTTGCAGTAAGGCATCGTCAGACTCAATTCCTTCTGGGCCAGCATAGCCATCTTTTGGTGCGCCAGTAAAACCACCGAACTTCTTTTCTAGTTCAGTATAGGCTTTGGCTTGTTCAGCAACAGACTTATACTTGTCGCCTTTGTACCATTCGGGTGTATCACCTGTACCCTTGATACCATCGGATAGAAAATACTCACCTTCACCTAGTTCGGGTGTGCTTGCATCCAACAGGGTTTCGCTTGTTGTTTCTTCTGTTGCGGCCTGTTCATCAATCATAATTATTCCTTACAATATTTCAGCTTGTTGCATTTGGTTGATAATAAATTTAACAACTCCCGACTCACCGTTATGGTAAGCAGCCTCATAATCAACATTAGAAGCACCAAAGGGGGTGTCGTTATTGAAGATAAACCTCCGCGTCATGTCCTCAAGTACGCGCTTTCCAATGTCACCTGAGAAGCACTTAGCATACGCTTGAGCCAATTCAGCAGCGGCCTGTCTTTTTTCTGCATTGACCACCTTTGCATCTTCTGCATTAGTGGTCGCTTGATTAATTGTATCCCAACTCATAGAGCAGTTTGTCCTTGGTCAACAGGTGGTTGTCCCTGAGCATCCATTCCTTGCTGCGCTCCTGCGGCACCTGCCTGAATAACGGCTTGCTTTTCAGCTTGGCTTCTAACTAGCTCGGCAGGCATACCAGTCTTATCGGCAACCCACGTTCCAAAGTCTTCTAGCTTAAATCCAATCTTAGCTTGATCTGGGCCAGCAGTCTGAAGCACGAACTGTACAGCTTGTTGTACGTTAAGAATGTCTTCACCGTCCTGCGCTCTTGCTAATGGAGACATAAACTTAATAGCGACCTGACGACCATCTAGCTCAACAGGAGTAATGATACCACGACGAGTAAGAATGGATGCCACGCGCTTAATGATTGGGATCAATACTTCGGTCTGTAATCTGCCGAAGGCAGAGCCGATGCGTTTTGCCAATTCACGCGACTCGATGGCAACCTCAGTGGCGGATCGCACAGCACCAGTAGGATCACGAAGATCGTTGAATAGGGCCTTCTTGATCGACATTTGCATTTCATTGATCTGGAACTGGGCAAGTTGTAAGTTCGATCCTGTATCTAAGCGTTGAATGGATGGGTTAGACGAGTTGTTAGAACCAACTGGAATAACAATGCCTGGGCTTATATTCAAATTGTAGGGGTTAGTTACACCATCATCGGTTGCCGTATACATACCTGCTAGGTCAATAGCCGCCTTCTGGAGTACAAACTCCTTGGCCTTGTTCAGTGAGCGTACATCAGGGAGTGCCTGTAGTGCTGGGCCACGACCTCTGATCTCACCAGCTACCTTGCTATAGCGACCTGTAACCCAAGGGCTAGAGTCACCAAAGTCTTGCATCCAGCTAATACGATCTTCAGAGTTCACCCATACGCAACCATAGTAGGTCTTACTCTTGGGCATATAGACAACACCCTCGCGCACATCGACATCAGTGTCTGGCTTGTCCTTGATGACCTGCTTCATCTTCTCTGATGGTTCAAAGCCTTTCCAGTAACGCTCTAGGTTGCGAGCCTTTACCTTAAATCGTCGCCAATGCGTTTCGATATTACCCTGTGGGCCTTCCTCAAATGCTATTCCCTTCTGCGGAATGGCGTTAAAGATAAGGGGCATCTCGTCGCTTTCGTCTTCATCAATACGGAGTGTGCCTGTACCAATGAGGAGATCGAGGGCGTGCTCATAGAACTGAGTAGCAAAGTTAGATCGGTTGATGTAATCAAAGATTATCTCGGCCTGATTCTGCAAGTTACCCTGAATGTCTTCTAAGCTAACATCAAAGTCACCTTCTTCTAGCTGCTTAACCACTAGATCAGATGGCTCAAAGGTAGCCCAGCGTGACCAGATAGGAGCAATGTTTTCTTGTAGTTTGCTCGCGCCCTGCTGGATTGCCTCAAGTGCAGTAGAGTCAAAGATACGATCCATTTTCTTCTGACCTGGAGCATAGTCTTCAAACAGATTGCGGTTAGGCAAAAAGTATTCATAGGCATCGTCTAGCTGGTCATGCCACATAGAGGCACGCTTAAATGCATCATTCTCTCGTCGCTTCAAGTCCGTAAGTGAACCAAGCTCTTTAGGTAATTCCATTATTTAGTAGCCTTTTTAACAGCTTTTTCTGCGCCTTTTCCTATCAAAGAGCCAGCCTTTACCCCTTGACCCACAGCCGAAGCGCCCAAAGTTGCGCCAAGAATCCTGCCAAAAAGACCACCTCTACGTTTAGGTTTCTTTACAACTTGACCGCCAGACTTCATATAACCTTCAGTAATAGTTGGGCCTTCTGGAGCCTCTGCTTGCTCTATTGGCTCACCTAGCAGTGATTGCTTGCCTACGTTCCTTTGTGCAACAGCTTTTAATCTGCGCTCACTTGCCGCAGTTTCTTCATCAAGCTGCATTCTTTGCCTGCGTTCCATTGCCTTTTGTTCTGCTGTTTTCTTAGCTGCATCACCTGAGCCGCCCATGGTATTACCTCGTATGCTTTATATGTTTGTATAGTTGATATGGAGTCCAGATGAATGGCTTCTTAATGCCCAGCATCTGCTTAACATTGCCGACACAAGTGTTGAGTGCAAACAAGTTAATGCTAGTAGCTTCTTGCTTATAACCGACCGTTATATCGTTGGCCCCAATTATATCATTTATTGAGTCTACATTATACAGCTCATACTTTCCTGTATTCTTTCCAGCAACAATGTACTTGCCATTAGAGGGAACAATGACATAGCAGTGGCCCATGTCTTCCCTAATAAACTTAGACCACCAATGACCTGTATCGCAGGTAAACACAACCCACATATCTGTTTCTTCAGAAGACACTAAAGTTTACCTTTGCTGTGTGTGGTTTTGCGAAACCCTGATCTCGACGGAGAGCAGAGCGACCCTCACCTTCACCTTGTAGGGCGTACTCAAGTGCTTCTACTGGGTGAGAGTATTCATTCTTGTCTGGCTGATCACTGTAGCGTTCGCCTGATGTTTGTACACGACGATAACAGAAGCCACCCTGTAACCCTTTGCGTATCATAGAGGCTTTGGGCAAGACAAGGAAACGAGGCTTACCATCCATACACATCTCTTTCATGGGTACTTCTAAAGCGGCTCGGCGTTTCAGGGGATCGTTAGACTCTGTTGGTTGACAGGGTATGCCAGCGGCTCGCATGATCTGGAAGGGAGTCTCACTGTTAGACTGATTCTTGTTAGAACCAGAGGGATCACCCCAGCCCTTAAAGTTGCAGCCAGGATAAGTCTCTTCAATATAACGTTTTAGGGTAGGCGCAAAGTCTACGGCACCGGAATCAGTAAGCACCATCTCGTCAAAGCAGACCCAGCGACCGATAGCAGTACGCTGAAGAAAGGCACAAGCAGGTGTACGACCAAAGTCAAAACCCAGAATGATAGGAGTGTCCTTGCACGGTGTGAAGTCCATATGGGATGCGTGAACAGAGTCCGTATACATTGGGTGAACCGGCTTGCCGTTAGACACAAAGCCGTACTCATTAGCAAGATTAACTTTAATCCAGTCATGTGTTTTACCTGATAGTCCGCGTTTGTAATAGTTAGCAGGGAGGTTAGGCAAATTCTCGGCCTTGTCGTTTACCTTCCAAGTTTCCCCATCTTTGAACACACCACCGGGTTGACGATGGAATGCCCAGCCTTCTGGACGCTCAATTTCTGCCAGCTTGTAGTACCAGTGGTCTTCGTCGGGTGCGTTACTGTCACCCAGCACACCATGATGCGTAGGTTTGATTCCCTCCTTGGGGGAAGGATAGCGACCATGACGTAGGTCAAGCATGTCGAGAACGGCCTTAGAATGCTCTTTCGTCTCGTTTAGCCACACCCATGTACACTGGATACCCCTAGCCTTCTTAACGTGCTCAGGGCGGTCAAAAGCGATGAATATGACCTCTGACTTAACGGAGGTGCCATCTTCTAATCGGAAGTTGATGTAATGGGTAGGTGGTTCTTTGTTACCCTGACGGAATGGGCCAAGGTCTTCATGAATTTCTAGCCAGTCTTTAATGGTGGTGGAGAACAGTTCTGAGTAGGTGTTTCGACAAGCAATGATACGGCTAAGGCGTACACCATAGTTCTTGTGTCCAGGAGTCATTACTGGCTTCTGCTCGGTCATCAGGTCGAATAGCTTGAGGATAGTTTGGACAGTCTTACCGGAACCTAGTGGCCCCATGATGAAGGAGTTCTGAGAGCGGCAGTCAGCGTAGTCTTGCAGGACTTGTCCCTGTGGCCCCATGCAGTATTCAATGGTGGGCATTACTTCTTGCTCCAGTCTATTTGGTCGTACATCGACTTATACTTGGCGCGTGTCTCGTTGGTTTGTGTGCGAGGCTTACTGCCCTTACCACCGTTGGACTCTGGGAAGTGCCTGTTACGCGTTTCCTTATCCAGCTTGTGTAGCATATTCTTTTTAGCCATTACTCTTCATCCTCATCATCTACAGCGGCATTAACTATTGCCTCTACTACAGGGTCTACTTCCTCTACTTCGGCCTCGATAGCAGTACCATCAAAGCGTTTTCGTTGGATAGCCACTACAGCACCCTCGTCAGCACGTATCTCTACAGCCTTTAGCTTTGGCTCAGTGTACTCAGCAACCTTACTCCAGGCATTAACAGCGGCGTTAAGGGCAGTGACATCACCTTCTTCTTCAGCAATGTAGTCCAGCTTACTAGCAGCTTCTGCCATCTTCAAGATAGGGTGGAACTGTTCACCATACATATCCTGTAGGCGAGCCAGTAAGAACTTCTTATTCTTGTTGGGGATTCCCATCCGAGACATATATGACCTTTACACTCGTGAATGTTGTTGTTTTTCAGTTTCTAAATAGTCATCTGACATTCTATCTTCTACAATATAAATCAAATCAGTCATACCAACTTGGTCTCTATCAAATAGATACACTGCAAACAACTCAATCAACTCAATATCCATCTCATGGACTTCTTCATCTGTTACTATTCTAATCATAACACTTCTCATTTTCGGTAATTTTTTTTTGCGAGAGACATATATATACCACAG